GCGCAGCAGCGCTGGCCGTGGTCGCCGCGCTGGTGACGTAGACCCCCGCCCCTCCCGGCGTGCCCGAAGACTGACCCACGATGATGGTGCCGGCCGGCACACCGGTGCCGGTAAACGTGGCGCCGATTGAGATCGTGCCAGTAACGGCACTCACAGTCAGGTTGGTGCCCGCGCCGGTGCCGGTTGCAGTCACGGTGGGGTTGACCAGCGTCATAATGAACGTGCCGCCAAAAGGCTGGACATAACCTGCGGCACAGGTGTGCGGCCCGCTCCACACCTTGCGCACCATGTCATACCAGTATTCCTGAAAGGCGTTAGTGCTTGAAAGCTGATTTTGCGTGGTGATGCGGATGATGTTGCCGTTGCAGGCTGCACACATCCGGCTCGGCACGTTGGAAAATATGAAGGGCGCGACCACGCCCTGGCCGTCGTAGCCGATGGGATCGGAAATGTTTGCGCTGAAATCGATAATGCGCAGGCCGTCCGGCGCCATGAAAGCCAGTCCGCGCGGCGTCGAGCACACCGTGTTGGGCGCCTTTGTTCCAGTGGCAAAGTTCATGGCGTTGACAGCGAGCGCTGCCGGGGTGCCGGTAGCATCTCCGGTTATCTGATAGACGTTGATCGAGTCCTTGAAGACGATCAAGGCTTGCACAATTCCTCCTAATTGATTGTACAAGCGCAGCTGCCCGAGCGCGGTGAGCGGCGTGTTGTCGCCGAACGTCAGTACTTGGGTGGCATTGGTGGCGACCGTGGCATTGTTGATATCGCTGAAAATCACGCCCGGTGAAACACCGCCAGGGACAGGCACATTAGTAATGTAATAAGCTCGACCGTTGAACTGCGCCACGCTGATCGGCGGCACCGTGAAGGGAATGCCCGCAGGCCCCGTGATGTTGCCGCTATTCCACAGCGGCGTCGTCGGCGTCGAGATGTCGATCCAGCCAATGAAAGATGCAGTCGCGCTGAAACCGGCATGCGCCACGACCAGCTTGTTGCCAACCAAGTCCATGATCGGCGGTGTCCAAGGTCCGGTGATGGGCTGCGCCTGCGGGAAGATGGTTGCGCCGGTGGCACCGTAACCGACAGTGATTGGCGTGCTGGTAGCCAGATTAAATGCAAACGGGTGATCATTCCCGTCGGCCGACTTCACCATCCCATAGAGAATATTGCCGATGATCTTGAAAACCGAAACGACCTGCTGCGAGGTCGTGAACAGTAACTGTGCCGCCGGACGACACTGCCACAGCTGCGACGTAGCCGGATCGGGGATCAAGTTGGACAAGCTCGACATCGCGCCGTTGAAGGACGTCGAGCCGTCGATGCTGTCGCTCAGGCCGCGCGCACGCCAAGCCAGCGGCTGCGTACCCTGTTGCATCTAGTACGCTCCTATTGACACTTGTCACCAGCCGATTGTTTTTGTGTTTCTAAGGGCTTGCAGCCCGGTCTTGAACAACCGGCGATCGAGCGTGACGGTCTTCGGCGCGGTCGAGGGATCATCCTTCATGATGAGATATTTGCGCAGCATGTCGCCGGCACCGCCGCTGCCCGGCGCATCGGAAAGATAGGCTGGCATGCGCTCGTCATCGGCAAGCCGCATCAGCTCGCCGGCCAGCCGCGTGATCAGATAGTTGGTGTTGGGAAACCACGGTATCTTCGAGGTGTCGGTCATATCATCCACGACCGGATTGTAGCGCACCGTCGCCGGGTAGGCGCCCGATGCCGGGGGCCAGACGTAGAGCCCCATCGGCTGGGTGGCGACATCGACGTAGGCGAGGTAAGGATAGCTCTGCAGCCCTGGCTGCTGCACGAACGTGTCGAACTCCTCCTGCGTCACGCCGATGAGCTTATAGGGTACTTGGAATATCTGATAGAACGCACCAGTGCGATGCAGGCGCAGAAAGTCTGTCGGCATCGGGTTTGGCCCCGAGCCCGGCGCGTAGCCCAGACCCGAGGCAGCAGTGTTGAAATTGAAATTGAAGCTCTTGCGGATAGTCAGAAAATCATAGTCCTGCAGCAGCTCCTGCAGGATGGCATTGAGCAGTTGCAGTGCCTGGGCGGTGAACCCAGGCACGTTGGCGATCTGACAAGAGAGATTGATGATCTGCGCGGCGGTAAGAGCCATGACAATCAGTCCTCATCACTGAACTCTATCCAGTTGTCCGGGTCATCCGGCGCAGCTTCTTCCTCCTCGTAAGCTTCCCATTCAGTCGCGGGCAAGCTTCTGCTCCCACTTGACGAGGTCTTCATTCAGATTGGCAATTCTTCCCTTGATGGCTTCGGCGATCTCATAGGCTTGCCGTTGCTTCTGGATTTGGGCTTGCGTGAGGCGGACATCGCCCTTTCGCTTGCCATCGGACCACTCTGCCTTGATTGCTGCATCGGCTTTTTCAATTTGTACTTGGTGGTTTTGCGCATTGATGTACTCCTGCTTGATCTTCAACCTGATATCCTCGACCTGTCCCCAGGCGAACTGCCGCTCGCTGGCATCGCGCAGCTTGTCGAGCAACGTGTCGAGCACTTGCGGCTCGCAGTCGCGATCGATGAAAGACTGCAGCACCAGCTGCCGCTGGCCGTGCAGAGCAACCTGCAGCGAGATGCCGATGGAGGGTGCTTTAAGCTCGTCCTCGGTCATGTCAGGCCTTCAGGAACGGAGCACCTGACACAGCACCGGTGCGCATTGACATGCGGGTGCCACGCTCGCGCCGGAAAAAGTCCTTCGAGCGTCCTTCAAGCTCGGCCTGATGGCTCCAAGCCCGTTGCATGGTCTCACGCAGCATCGCACCGACGCTGCCTTTGACCGTGTAGGTGAGACCTTGCATGTAGGCGAAATTGTTGACCAGTATCTTGTCGGCACTATCGGGCAGATCGATGATGATCTCTTCGAGTGGCTCGGCCAGCCCGCGCTCGCGGCGTGCCCTAGCGGTCAGCTCCTTCTTGACCTTCTCCTTGGCCTTCGCCTTCTCTTCCTTATCAATTTCCTTCTGAACCTCGGCCTCGATCGCCGACAGCTCAGCAGGGGTAAGCAGATCATCATCGTTCATGTGTGTGTCCATCCTGCTCCTGCAGCAGCTCGGCCAGAAATCAAGACCGGCCAGCCGGTTGCTGCATCATAAGCAACATAATCGCCCGGTCTTATTTGCAGATAGCCTCGATTGGGAACAAACAACAGGCCTCGAGTAAGGCCTGCTGTCGCCCCAAAGTTAGGAGGCAGCGTCCGCGCTGGATTGAGATCATCAAGAATGGCAGCGTCAATCTGCGCCAGATCGGCCTGGGTGAAGGGCCCACCGGTCACCGGTGTGCCCATGGCCAGCGTCAATTGTGCAGCATTGAATGCCGGCTGAAATGCCATGCCAGTCAGCGCGCAACCCGTGAAGCTGATTACCGCCATGACATCACCATCAGAAATTCTGGATGCCGGAAGGATGATCGAAGCTCGGCCCAAACTGCGACACGCTTTCGAGCCGCATGAAGAAATTCTGGTTCTCGATCAACGTGCCGTAGAAGCATTTCCAACCGACAACACGCAGCTGATTGAGCGGATCACTCTTATCCGCCTCGCGCAGGTAGGTGAACTTGACGTCGTCGAGCTTCACCTGTCCGTAGGCACCGCGCCCGATGATGAACGTCGCATAAACCGTGATGCCGGAAGCCGGCGCTGCCGGTGGCGTCGCCGTTGCCGCCGTGGCGTTCTGCGCAGCCTGCCAGGGCGTGGCCCCGATGCTGCCGATGGTCACGACACCACCCGCCGGCAAGCCTACCGCCATGCCCTGATAAGCGCCTGTCGTCGGCCCCTGCACTGCGCTCGCAGCCGTCACGCCGCCAAGCTTGGCACCGGCCATGGTCGCGCTGGTCGAGATGTAGACGTTGTAGGTAAAGCCGGCTGTAGAAGGAAGCTGCACTGCAATCGAACCAGTGGTGCCGGAAGCAATCGCCGTCGAGGGCGAGATCGCATAAATCTGGCTCTCGAAATTGTTGTTAAGATCAGTGCCAGTTACCTGCAGAAAATAAGGGCCACCAGCGGCAGTTAACGAACCGCCGGTCGTACTGGGCGTATAGGTCACACCGTTTGCGTTATTAGCAAAGCCGGTGAACGACGGCACCATATTGCTCTCGCAGAAACGGATGCCGTTGAACTCGCCAGCTTCATAGTTGTAGAGCCGGTTAATGTCACTATAGCTCCAGGCCGTCTGCACCGCAGGGTTCTGCCGCAGATCGGCAGCAACGAACGGGTGAATGATTGCAGTGAAATGCGGCATTTGCCGCGGGTTGTTAGAAGCCTTTGCTCCCCCTGCATCGGCATCGAGCTTGGTGTCGGTCTGCTCGTCGCCGGAAAAGCGCGGTGCGCCTTGATTGAACAAAAGCGCATAAGCCCGCTGCACCTCGAACGGCGAGATCACGTCACCGGCGACGAGTGTCGCGCGCGAGGCACGCGAATTGACGAAATTGTACTGCGTGCCGCTGAGCAGCGTCTGGAATGTATTGCGTTCGAGTGTCTCAGCTATCTGCAGGCCCACCAGCTCGGTCGCCTTCTGAAAAAGCGGATGATAGATCGTCATCTCGGCGACATCGGTGATGGTCACCTTGTCGCCCCACTGCTGGGCGACCGCGCTGACCTGCTGGATGGTCATAGTCTCGCCGATCGGC